GGGAGTTGAAGGAAAGAAAGTTGGCTGAAACGTAGGTCTTGAGTCTATTCAATTTCCAGAACAGACCCATCCAGTCGAAGTAGGCGGGAACCAACCGCTTAGGGATCACGGCGATTCCATCGTCGCCATTGACTGCGAACAGGGACCAGGGGTCCTTGAGACCATATTGTTTCAAAAAGGCCATCTTCATGGCGGAGTGGAGGAGACACAGGATGGGGAACGACCTGCGGTCGCCCATCAACTGTCCCTCAACCTGACGGTGCAAGTACCCACCATCGCGCATAAAGTCAAACCAGTCCAACCCACCCTTATCCAGTCTAGGTTCCTCCTCACAGGTATCCGAGTGAGGATATCCCTTACAACCACAGAACACGAAGGTCGACAAATCATTTGAAAGGTCGATCGTACGTGGTCGCAGTTTACTGGGAACTAGCTTAGGGTAGTACAACCAGGAGTTCAATGTATCAAGGAACTCTTGTCGCACGTAGGGGTCGGAGACATACTCCGCAAGGATCTTTGGAAGATCCGAGCGGAGAGAGTCTGTTGCTGCGGATGCATCGTCTGAAACGAACACCCAGGGCTCACCTGACGTCTGTTCCCTCAACCGCCGCTGTTCAAGCAGCCGGTCAAAGGAACGAGGCGACACATCCTTACGGGAAAAGATGTAAGGTAGGCCCGACAAATTTCTCTGAAGGCTCTTCTGAAAGGCCGCCCAGTAGGGTGAATGCCAACACGGTCCAACCGTGATGACACGCACCTTGAGAGGCTCACAAACCGGTACAACTCGTACGAGGTACCGTTTGCGCTCTTTCAGAGTTGGAGAGACCTCCACCCGAGCCGGGAAGTAAAACGAATCGCCGGCCTTAACCGAAAGACCCGACCTTGAACCGAAGAACAAGGTAGTGTCAAATAGTTTAGGCTGCGTCCGGAACTTCTTAGCCCAGGCAGAGTAATTCCCTTTTCCCCAGGGGGCCTCTAAACAGGCCCTCAAGGAGAAATCAGTCACGCGGTCCGCTGGTGATGGGTCAAAAACCCACCGGCGACGGCCGTCCGTGAGAAGCTCCCGAACCTCCATCCGTAATAGCTCAACCAGAGCGTCGGATTGGTAGGGCTGACCAGTCATCTTACTCTTATGTGCCTCTAGAGAACTGACGACAAAATCAGCAGGAACGGGAGGGGAAACTCTCTTCAACTGCAGGATTGTCTGAACAAAACAGAACTTCCTGCGAGAGTGACGCGTCTTTAACCAACGCGTCATCGTCCGCTTGAACTTACCCACAAAAGGGCAGCTCAGCTCGATCCCCTGTAACATCAAAGTTACGGGCCAAAGACAAAAGTCCTTAAATCGAGTGACCAGATCCCCTGAACCGAGGTCAAGGAAACCAAAGTCAAACGGCGAACTCCAGAGTCGGAGCTCTTTCTTCCTGACTAGACACCATGTCTTTAGCCAGGCAGAGAGGAACCGGGCCGTGAGGATGACAACAAAGTTATCACTCTTAGCCCGGATCCGATCCACGAGTGGCGTAAGCCATTCGTGGGTCGGCGGCAGTGCAAGCTTCCCATGCTTGCGAAGGTCGCCCTCCGACATCCACACTAAATCGAGACTCGCAGCGAGCTCCTTGAGGTGAATGGGAGAACCCTTTGTGAAGGTGCGCAGTTGTTGCGACTGCATTTTTACATTGAAATTCTTCATCATATCTC